CATACGCCCTGATACTCCTTATACATGACCATAGGGCCAGGCGCTCCGGGGAACGTGGCATAGCAGAGGCAGAGATCGGAGCTTCCGTCGCCGCCCTTGCTCCTATACCTGGGGGGCGCAGGCCGCCGGGTGAAATCTACCGCCACCCATCCGCCACCTACTACGTCCACGCCCTCCAAACAGTCACCAACGACCGGGAGAATGGCACACGGCCCAGCGTCGTCCATAATCGCCTCGACGGTCTCCACCATGATCAATTTGGGCTTTATGGGCCGCGGCGTAATGGAATCAGGAACACAATATGTAGTCATACCATCACCCCCAGTCTCACCGAGTCTCGACGTCCTTGCTCATAAGCCTGATGTCTCAAAAGCACGATCTTCTCGATACGCCCCTGCACTAAGTCGGAATACTCACCGAGGCTGGACTCGGCGTCAGCGATTGCCTCCGCCAAGTCTTCGGGGTATCCCTTTCCCTGCAGCCCATCACGATATGCTCCATTCATCGCGCTCAAGATCGCACGATAAGCATCCTCCACCAAATCGTCTGGATGCAGTTCTTGTCGCATTTCAGCGACCTTTTTTTCTACGTCGATAGGACATTTCATACTTGACAATCTCCTTTGAGCCCTCTACAATAAGGGCGGATCAACTTTTTTCTTTGGGCCGCTTGGTGTTCGCAGCACCGACGGCCTCTCTTTTTTGCGCAAATTCACAAGCGCTTGGCAATTTGGTGGGGGTCATAGGATAATCGCCACCCAGCTGTCTGCGAACAGGGCCAGCAGGATGCAGACGGCATTCCTGAGTTGCCCGTGGGCCACGGTGTCCGGCTTGGTCTGGTTGGAGCGAATAGCCACGGCCCCTATCCGGCGGCCTGCCGCATGGTGGCAGAGGATGGCGTCCAGTTCCCCCTCCACGACAACGAAC